CTATGCGTTGCGGTGTTGATGGATGGCTTCGAAACGCTCGGCGCAGGCAGGCCCACAGAACAGCCTGGCCGGATCGTTGTCGAAGTCTTCGCTGCAGTCCGGGTTGTGGCATTCCCCAATGGGCCTGAGTGGGGCAACGCTGCGGGCCCGCGTTGCGTGCTGGGCCAGTGCTCGTTGCAGATGGCGCGCGTCCAGTTCCTGCGCTTCGTCGATGGTGTCCGTCATGCGGGTTGTATTTTATCGAGGGGTCGTCGCACTGATTGAGAACGTCGCGGCCGCGGCCTGCGGCGCGCATGTGGCGTCAGGCCGGGGCATTTCATTGAGGTCGGCTTCAGTCATGCAGGCTCCTTGTGCATGGGCGCCCTGGCGGGCGTTCGAGAGAGAGTGAAGGGCCGCGTCGAACGGCGCGGCCATCATCCGGAAACCGGTTCTCGCCGATTGCGACACAAGACGGCGATGATGCGGATCTGCGATCGCAGTCGCATGTTGAACCGCGTGGAGCGCCTTTGGCGGATCCAGGGACAGCAGGTATCCAAAGGTGTTGCAAATGGCGGATCCATCGGACACCATGACCACATCAACACCTTCCATCACCTACTGACCACTTCGCGTCGGGCCGCCGCCGCATGGCCTGCACAGCGCAGGCATCGCACAGCGCCATTGCCATCCACGGTCGCTGTGCATCGAACAACGTTCCAAGGGGGTCCCGCCGAATGTACACACCGCACCCAACGCAGGACGTCGTCCCGGCGTTCCTGCAGGCCATGCATGCACACGGCATCGTGCCGGACGCACGCGGACGCGATGCACTCAACGCCGACGGCACGCTGGTGCGCTTCCACGTGGAGGGTGACCGTCGTGGCACCCGCAATGGCTGGGCGGTCCTGTTCGGCGACAACGTGCCCGCCGGCGAGTTCGGCAGCTGGCGTACCGGTACCCGTCACGCCTGGTGCGCGCAATCACCGGCCACGCTGAGTCCCACCGAGCAGCGCGCGATCCGGCAGCGCCAGGAATCGGCCCGGACCGAACGGGAGCGGCAACAACGCGAGCGCGAGGATGCCGCAGCCAAGGCCGCCAACGTACTGTGGCAGCGGGCCATGCCCGCCGACGACAGCCACCCCTATCTTGCCCGGAAGGGCGTGCACGCTCATGGCCTGCGCGTGGCAGCGTGGCCGGTACGCAACAGCGACGGGCTGGTGTTCCGCCACATCGAGAATGCGCTGTTGGTGCCGGTGGTGAACACTGCCGGACGCATCGTCTCCCTGCAGGCGATCCTTCCCCGTACCGACCCGGCACTGGGGCGCGACAAGGACTTCCTGGCCGGTGGCCGCAAGCAGGGCTGCTTCCATGTCATCGGCAAGCCATTGCCCGGGCATCCCATCGCCATTGCCGAGGGCTATGCCACCGCGGCATCGATCCATCAGGCCACCGGCTGGTGCGTCGTGGTCGCGTGGGATGCGGGCAACCTGACCGCCGTGGCCCGTGCCTGGCGCAACGCCGTACCCGATGCCTCGTTCGTGCTCTGCGCGGATAACGACCAATGGACGCGGCAACCACTGGAGAACCCTGGTGTCAGCCAGGCCACGCAGGCTGCGGTAGACATCGGTGCTCGGGTGGTCTGGCCGGAATTCGCCATCGTGCACGGCGACGATGATCGCCCCACCGACTTCAACGACCTGCATCGGCGTGAAGGCCTGGAAGCACTGCGCGCGCAGCTGCTTGCCGACCCACCGTGCGCGCCGGGCGAAGTCCCCGCCGAGAGCGGCACACGCTCCCCGGCCGCCGCGAGCTACCAGGTTCCCGGCAACCTCTCCGCCTTCGATACCTTCACTCCGTTCCCCGACAGCAGCGCACGCGGCCGCCCGTTGCCGACCGCGCGCAATCTCGCCGAGCTGTGCCGCCGCACCGGCGTTACGGTGCGTTACAACGTCATCCGCAAGGACTTGGAGATCTTGGTGCCGGACCTCCAGTCCACGATCGACAATGCCAAGGAGGTTGCCGCCGGCGAAGTGATGGACTGCATGCACCGTGCCGGCATGGCCACCGCCAGCTTCGAGACCAACCTGTGCCAGGTGGCCGAAGCCAATCCCTACAATCCCGTTGCCAGCTGGATCACCTCGCAGCCCTGGGATGGCCAGTCCCGCCTCCAGGCGTTCTTCGACACCGTGCAGGAAGCCCAGCCCACGCGCATGGCCGATGGCCGCATCCTGAAGGAGGTGCTGATGCGGCGCTGGCTGATCTCCGGCGTGGCGGCCGCCTTTGAACCGGATGGCGTGGTCGCGCGTGGTGTACTGACCTTCGTCTCCAGGCAGAATCTGGGCAAGACGCGCTGGGCACGGCAGCTGGCACCGGCCGAACTGCAGCTGATCGCCGATGGCGTGGTACTCGACCCCACCAACAAGGACAGCATCAAGCAGGTCATCTCCAAGTGGATCGTGGAGCTGGGTGAGGTCGACGCCACCTTCCGCCGCACTGATATCGCCGCGCTGAAATCATTCATCTCGCGCAGCCACGATGAAATCCGCCGGCCTTACGCACGCACCGAATCGCGCTATGCGCGGCGCACCATCCTGTTCGCCAGTGTCAACGACGAGCGCTTCCTGCGTGACGCGACCGGCAACAGCCGCTGGTGGACCGTGCATGCCGTGGCGTTGGGTGAACCGGCGCGGATCGACATGCAGCAGGTGTGGGCCGAAGCCCATGCGCTATACCGCAATGGCGAGACCTGGCACCTGTCCGGCGAAGAGCTGGATGCGCTCAATGCCACCAACAGCGAGCACGAACCCATCTCGCCTATCGCCGAGCTGATCGACCGCCACTTCGACTGGTCCCTCCCCGCCGAGCATTGGAGCACGCACTACCGTGCCACCGAGATCGTGATCGCGGTGGGCATCGACAGACCGAACCGGCGCGAGGTCAACGAGGCCGCCGCCTACGTGGTGAAGCGGCATGGCGTGCGCACCCGCGTGGTGGGCAAGGAACGGGCAAAGGTGTGGCTGATGCCACCGCGCAGCCGCAGCCTGTCCGAACACATCGCAGGACCGTTCTGATGCCACGCACCCATGATGGCCGCGAAGTCGGCAGCGACAGCGCCGAGTGGCGCCTCGACTGCGAGGCACGGCGCCTGCTGCAACTGGCGGGCTACCGCTGCATCGACGCTCAAGGGCGGTGCAGAACGATCAGCCCGCGCCGGCATCGCCAGCAGTACCTGGCGCGCGTACAGGCCACCCGGGGTTCTGTGGAGCGCGAGCGATTGGCGTCACTGGCGGTACGGCAATGGATCGCCAATCCCCCCTCCCAGCCCGCCGAGGATGCAAGTAGATGAAAGGTGTTGACTGGAGCGGTCCACAGAGGCAAGATGACTGTATCGGCCACGCCACCTTCCAGGAGCGCTTCCGCCATGCCTCGACCCCGACTGCATGCCTTCGAAGGTGAGCAGCTCACCGTACGACAGATCCACCAACGGGTACCGGTACTTTCCGAGCGGACCATCCGCGATCATCTTGCTGCCGGCCGTCGTACGCGTACCGCCATGTTGTGCTTTGACCCGATCGCGGCGGCAGCGCGCGGTGGCCGCATCACCCAGCGCATCCTGCGCGCCCGCAGCACCGCCGCACGTGATTCCTGATCCACCGGCAGCGGCCACGTCCTTCAAGGAGTAGATTCCCCATGATTCCCGCGTCCCTCGACAGCGGCCATCGCATGATCGCCGACACGCTGGCTGCGTTCCGTGCCGGGCCTGCCCTGGCCAGCACTGCGCTACGCGCACGCCCGCAGGCGGGTCCGCCGCTCTACATCGGCATCGCCGGCGCCAAGCGCGCGGGCAAGGACACCCTCGCCAGCGGGCTGGCGTCGGCACTGGCACTGCCCTGCGACAGCTTCGCCGCACCGCTGCGGCAGTTCGTCGCGTCCCTCCTCGGGCTCTCCCTGCGTGAACTGGACAGCCGCAAGGAGGACACCATCGACTGGCTGGCCGAACTCACTCCTCGCCACCTGATGCAGACCGCGGGTACCGAATGGGGCCGCGACCGTGTCCATCCCGAGTTGTGGGTACGCTCGCTGTTCGCGCGCCTGCCTGCGGGAGGACTGGTGCCCGACGTCCGCTTCAGTAATGAGGCCTGCGCGATCCGTCGCCGCGGTGGTGTCGTGATCCGCGTCAGCCGCCCGGGCCATGGAGGCCATGACACCCACGCCAGCGAGCAGCCACTGCCCGATGAGCTGGTCGACATCGAGGTAAGCAACGACGGCAGCCGGGCCGATCTGGTACGCAGGACGCTGGACCAGCTGCTGTCGCGCGGCGTGATCTGAGCCTGGAGCAGGGCCGCGCTGCCCTGCAGCTTCCCCTGACCCAACCGCAGGTTCCGGCCCATCATCGGCGAAAATGATGTAAGGTCGTCCCCCATCACCGACGGCACCTGTCGTCACCCTGCATCCCCAATCATTTCGCAAAGAGGAATTGTCATGGAGGTCGAACAGTTCACGTCGACGCGCCAGAAGGCCATCGAATTGTTCAAGTCGCAGCCCAAGGGTGGCAAGGACATCGTGAGCCTGGACGCGATCTTCATCTCGCTGTGCTCGCTGGCCAACGCCCGGGCCGAGACCGGCACCACCCGGCAGGAACGCACTGCGGCTCGTCCTGGCAGCCAGCAACCTCCCGCGCCGTGGTTCACCGAGACCCTGGCCGCCCTGAAGGGCAAGGGCGAATCGATCACCGTGGCGCGGTTCCTGATGTTCGCCAACCGCTTCCCGGTCAAGCGCATGGACCAGGTCAATGCAGCGCGCTGGCTGCGTGATGCCGGCTACATTCCGCGCAAGACCGGCGGCAACCTGGTATTCGACCTTTGATCCAGCACCACCTGCAGTCCTGAAGCCCCGGCATCGTCCGGGGCTTTTTCGTTTCAGGGCCTGCTCACCGGTATGAGGGAGGACGACCAACGGGACGCCATCCTCACCCCATACCTGCCACATCCCCTTGATCTGCCTTTCCCTCCTCTCTGTGAGGACTGCGAGTACGAAGGAAGGAGCAAACATCAGCAGCAACAGCCAGCGGCCGCAGGGCGTCATACGCTGCCGAGCAGCCATCCTCACCCGTCCTCGGGGCACCGATGAATACCTTCAGCACGCACACTCGAAAGTAGACGAAAGGTGTTGACTGGCGGCAAGGGATGGCAACAGTGGAGATCAATGCCACTGAAGACATCCTCAATGAACGCCCTGCCCGACAGCATCCAGACCCTGGCCGAGGTCATCGGCGAATCCGCAGCCCTCACGCTGGTGCGTGCGTGGCCGCCGACCACCTCCAGCACCACCGGCCGTCATCGCGTCATCGTCTACGTTCCCTCCACCCTGCCCGACCAGCATCGCCTGATCGACATCCTCGGCCGCGACGTTGCCCAACGGCTGGTCACCCACTTCGGTGGCGAGCTGTTGTTCCTGGCCTCGTGCTTTGCGGCCAATGCCCATGAGCGCCGCGAGCAGATCGCACGAGCGGTCGCCTGTGGCATGCCGCGCGAGCACGTCGCGCGCGAGTTCGGTGTCTCGCAGACCACCATCAAGCGCGCCCTGCGTGGTGCCCGTTCCGCGCCACCGCCTGCGGTCCATCCGGCCCTGCTCAAGGGGTATGCACGCGCATGAACGAGAGCGACCTGCTGGCGGGCGTGCCGGACTGGGCCAAATATCTGGGGGGAACCTCGGGTGTACTGATCGCGGTGTCGCTGTGGCTGCGCCAGTGGTTGTCGTCGGCCAAGGTCGACCGCACCGCAGACGAGGCCACCAGCAACACCCTGCGCACCCTGCAGGAGCAGCTCGCAGCCGAGCGTACCCGCGCCGACGGCCTGATGCACGAGCGCGAAGCAATGGCCCAGGAGATCGGCCAGCTGCGCGGCGAGGTCAATGCCCTGCGCGCGCAGATCGCCCAGCAGAGCGTGCAGATAGACGCGCTGTTGAACCTGGTGCGCAAGCAGCCGGGGGCCGCCGCATGACCGCCGCTGCAGCCAGCGCCCTCGGTGGGGCCAACGTCGCCGCATTCCTGGACATGCTGGCGGTATCCGAAGGCACCGACATCCCCAGCCAGCGCTCGCGTGACCGCGGCTACGACGTGATCGTGGGTGGCCAGTTGTTCAACGACTACCGCGACCATCCCCGCGTGCTGGTGTCGCTGCCACGCTATGGCATCAAGTCCAGTGCCGCCGGTCGCTACCAGTTCCTGCGCAGTACCTGGGATGACCTGCGCGCGCGGCTGGGCCTACCCGACTTCGGCCCGGTTTCGCAGGACCGCGCGGCCGTGGCGCTGCTCAAGCAATGCGGTGCCTACGAATTGATCCGCCTCGGTCGCCTCGATGCCGGCATCAACGCCGCACGACGTATCTGGGCGTCACTGCCGGGCGCCGGCTACGGGCAGAAGGAGCATGCGCTGGAAACACTGCGCGTGGCCTACCGCGCCGCCGGCGGAGGCCTGCAGTGACGCCCGTCGCCCTGCGGTTCCGCATGGGCCTGCTGGTCCTCGCCGGTACCCATGCATGCTGTGCCTGGCTGGGGTGGACGCTGCGCGACCGCAGCGCGGACCTTGCCATCGCCACCGTCCAGACCGCACAGCAGGCATCGCGCGCTGATGCGGCGCAGGCCGCACATCAGCGGGACCTCGGCAACGCCCGCGCAGGTGCGCAGGCCGAATCGCAGCGCCTGGCCACGCAGGCCGAACGCACCCGGCAATTCCAAACCCTGCAACAGGACATCGAGACCCATGCCAAGACTCCTGGCCGTGACCGCGGCGATGCTGATGCTGAGTTCGTGCGCATCTGGCGCGAAGCCAACGCCGGTCGCGCCCTGTCGCGTTGATCTCAACATCGCCCCGGCGCAGCTGCGTGCGCCGGACGAGCTGCCGGACCTGCAGGCGGCCAACGACGATGCGCTGCTACGCAATCACGTTGCGGTCGCGCGGCAGTACCACGCACTGGCCGACCAGCTGCGTGCCCTGCTGTGCAGCCTCGGCAGCCAGCAGGGGATCACCCTCAACGGTACAGCGCCAATGGCGCCTGCAGAGTGCACAGCCACCGGCACGGCCACCGCGCGACAACAGCGCTGATCCCCGCGGCCACGCCTGCAATGTCCCATGCGGCGGGTGATGGCAACACTGGATGCAGACAGCGCGCGTCCCCAACCAGGCGCGTCCTCCCATTCAACGCACGAGCTGACATGGCGACCAACTCCTCCTCTTCCATTCTCGACGCACTGCACCCCGCCATCGAAGCCGCGATCCGCGCCCGCTTCCCGGACTTCGCAACCGTCGAGTTCTATCGCGAACCCGGTGCTGAAGGCCTGGCCACACCCGCCTGCCTGCTGGCAATGACCCGCTGCGATCGCAGCAAGGACAAGGACGATGGCAGCGGGCAGATGCAGGCATTGCTGCGCTTCGAGGCACGCGTCGTCGTCGCTGCCGCCGCTATCGACGCGGCACTGCAGCTGCGCAAGGCCGCCGTCGCGCTCGCCGGCTGGCTGCACCAGCTCGGCCGGTTCCCCGGCGCGGCCAGCGGCGCGATCGATGTGATCGCCGCACTGCCCGAAGACACGGCGGCGGCGCAGCCAGGCCTTCGCACCTGGCTGGTGGAGTGGTCACTGCCGGTCGCTTTGGGCAGCAACGCCTGGGAGGAGACCGGAGGCGCAGTTCCCCAGGCCTTCTACAGCTTCGTACCGGAGATCGGTCGTGATCACGAAGCACGCTACCAGCCCATTGAAGGAGCAGCACCATGAGTGCCGAACAAGCGCGCCTGATCGGCAACCTGCTGATGATCGGCGTCGTGCGCGAGCTGGACGAAGCGGGCGGCCGCGTGCGCGTGGATGCAGACGGCATGCTGACCGACTGGATTCCCTGGCTGGAGCGCCGTGCTGGCCCGGGCGTGCGCAGCTGGTGTGCACCCGAACCCGGCGAGCAGGTGCTGCTGGCGTGCCCCTATGGCGACCCGGGCCAGGCACTCGTTCTCGGCAGCCTGTACCAGGACCGGTTCCCGGCGCCCGCCGACTCTCGGCTGCGGCACCGCACCGAGTTCGCCGACGGCAGCGTTGTCGAGTACGACCAGGAAACCGCAACGCTCAACGTCGATGTGGGCAGCGGCAAGGTCATCGTCACCTGTGCAAGTGCACAGGTGATCGCCAGCGAATCGATCGTGCTCGATACGCCATCGATCAAGGCGACTGGCGACCTGGACGTCACCGGTGCGATCAGTGCCGGCAAGGACATCAGCACATCCGGCGAGGTCAAGGCTGGCGCCATCGGCCTGAAGGCACACAAGCACACCGCACAGGGTCCGACCGCACCCACCACGCCCGCGCAGCCCTGAACGGCCACGCGTGCAATGCCCTGAAAACCCGCACTCCACGACGATAGAGGCCATGCGAGGAATCGACGCCAACACCGGCAAATCACTGGATGGGCTCGCCCATCTGCACCAGTCCGTGCGTGACGTTCTCACCACGCCCCTTGGCTCCCGGGTACTGCGCCGTGAATACGGTTCGCGCGTGTTCGAACTGATCGATGCGCCGACCAACCGCTCGCTGCGCATGGACCTGATCGCGGCCACCGTCGACGCACTCGCGCGATGGGAACCGCGGCTTCACGTCGAGAACGTCGACGTCTCCCTCCCCGCCCCCGGCGTGATGATCCTGGCAGTGACCGGAATCCACCTGCCGGACGGCGAGGCCATCACCATCGAAGGAATCGAGGTTCGCTAACCGTGGCATCCGGCTCGTTCACCAGTGTCAATCTCTCCCAGCTGCCTGCACCGGCGGTCATCGAAGTGCTCGATTTCGAGACGCTGTTCGATGAATCGTTGACCGCACTGCAGGCGCTCGACCCCACCTTCGACGCGCTGCTGCCGTCGGACCCGGCCTTCAAGATCCTGGAGGTCTGCACCTACCTGCGCCTGCTCGACCGACAGCGCGTCAACGATGCGGCGCGTGGCGTGATGCTGGCCTACGCAGTCGGCAGCGACCTGGACCAGCTGGCCGCGATCTTCGGCATCGGCCGCCAGATGCTGGACCCGGGCAAGCCGCAGGAAGGCATTCCGCCACGCTACGAGAGCGATGAAGATTTCCGTCGGCGCATCCAGCTGGGTCCGGAAGGCTTCAGCGTGGCCGGGCCGGAAGGCGCCTACATCTTCCACGCGCTGAGCGCCGATCCGCGGGTGCTCGATGCCAGCGCGACCAGTCCGTCGCCGGGTGAAGTGGTGGTCTCGGTGCTGTCGCGTGAAGCCGATGGCACGGCCACCCAGGCGCTGCTCGACGCAGTGGAAGCGAAGCTGAGTGCGGCCGACGTGCGTCCGCTGACGGACCACGTGCTGGTACGCACGGCGGCAATCATCAACTACGCGGTCACCGCCACGCTCTACACCTACGCCGGCCCGGATTCGCAGGTGGTGCTGGCCGAAGCACGCTCGCGCCTGGATCGCTACATCGCCGAGTCGCATCGGCTCGGCCGCGATGTCACCCGCTCCGGTTTGTTCGCCGCATTGCATGCCGAGGGCGTGCAGCGTGTGGAGATTTCCAGCCCGGCGGCTGACGTGGTGGTGGATCGGACCCAGGCCACCTACTGCACTGCGGTGACCCTGACCCATGGCGGCAACGATGAGTGATTTCACCACACGCCTGATCAGTGCACGCCTGCGTGGCGCGATCGATGGGCACAACCTGCAGTTCCGCCATCCAGGTGGCGCACTGGCCACCCTGCAGGCGGTGTACCGCACCGATTGGCAGGGGCGGTTGAAGCTGTCGGACACGATGCGGCGCAACCTGCAGCGTTTCTCGGCAGCCTTCGGCCACGCTTGGTGGAAGGGCTTCTACGTGAAGCCGGCGAACCTGTCGTCCGGTCATCCCGCTCCGGATGGCAGCTCCAGTGCCTGGTCCTTCCCGGTTTCCGATGCGATCGGGGGCCCGGAGCAGAACTTCGCCGGCGTGGTGGACGAGGATGGAAGCGCGTTTCCCAATGGTGCCGTGCGCACCATCAGCATCTGGCTGCGTGCAACCGAACCCTGTGCGATCGACTTCGGCATGCGCACCACCGGCGCAGGCAGGACCCGTCTGCAGGTGGGCACCGAGTGGAAGCGCTACAGCTACACCTATGCCGCAACCGCGGATGACGCCGCCCGGGGCGTGAGCATCGTGCTGGATCGGCGGGCAGGCGGGAACACCGGCCTGAAGCCGGACAGCCGCATCCACCTTTGGGGCGTGCAGGTGGAGGAAGGACGCGAGGCGACCAGCTACATCCGCACCATGCCCCAGCCCGTGGGCGTGATTGATTACAGCGTGCTCAACAATGTGATCACGCTCAGCCGGCCACCCGCTCCCGGTTCGATCATCGACGCCGACGCGCTGATCAGGGTGCCGACGGCAACCACCCTGCTGCCGCCCAACGCCACCCGCGCGGAACGGGCGCTGGCCCGTGCTGCGGTGACCCGCCCGCTGCCGGTGGACATCACCGCGCTGTGGGATGCGGACCGCTGCCCGGCCGCGTTGCTGCCCTGGCTGGCCTGGGCCTTGTCCGTCGACGAATGGAAGGCCTACTGGCCGGAAACGGTAAAGCGTGCCCGCGTGCGCGCCGCGATCGCGATCCAGCGCCGCAAAGGCACCTGGGGCAGCGTCCGCGATGTGGTGGCTGCGTTCGGCGGTTCGATCCTGATCCGCGAATGGTGGGAAATGCAGCCGCGAGGTGCACCGCACACCTTCGAAGCTGTGATGACCATCGCCAACCAGGGCGGCGAGACCGCCACCGCCAAGTTCGTCGACGACGTGATCGGCGAGATCAGCCGCACCAAGCCGGTGCGCTCGCACTTCACGTTCACCCAGGGCATGCAGGCCAGCGCCGGTATCGGTGCACTTGCCGGCGCCCATGGCACCACCTTCCGCCGCATCCAACTGATCGGAGAGTAAACCCCGCATGCGCTTGAAAATCACCGACGCCGGCTTCGCCAGGCTGGTCAATCCACCCAACACCGGCACCAGTGCCGTGCTGATCACCGAGATCGGCCTGACGTCCACGGCATTCACGCCGACGGCAGGGCTGACCGCCCTGCCCGGCGAGATCAAGCGGGTCTCGACGTTCGGCGGCAAGGCCGTGGGCGACGACACGCTGCACGTCACGATCCGTGACGACAGCGCTACCGCCTACAGCCTGCGCGGCTTCGGCCTGTACCTGGGCGACGGTACGCTGTTTGCAACCTTCGGCCAGACCGATCCGATCATGGAGAAGACCGCAGCCTCGATGCTGCTGCTCTCCACCGATACCCGCTTCAGTGAAGTCGATACCGCGCTGATCGAGTTCGGCAATGCCGAATTCATCTATCCGCCCTCCACCACCGAGGTGCAGGGCGTGGTCGAACTGGCCACGACGACCGAGACCGAAGAGGGTGCAGATGCCCAGCGTGCGGTGACACCGCGCGGGCTGCGTGCCTTCATCGACAAGCGCTTTGGCGCCAGCGCCCCCACCCAGTTCGTCCGCACGCTGCTGTCGATCGCCACCGATGCCGCGTTCCGTTCCGCCCTGGGGCTGAAATCGGCCGCGTTGAAGGACGAGGGCGCCGACAAGGGCCTGGATGCCGACCTGCTCGATGGCCGCCACGGCACCCACTACCTGGACTGGCGCAACATGACCGGCGTGCCATCCAGCGTGCACGTGCCCGGACAGGTGATTCTGTTCGCCGGTGCCACCGCGCCCAACGGCATGCTGCTGTGCAATGGCGCCGCTGTTCCGCGTGCCAGCTACCCGGCCCTGTTCGCCGCCATCGGTACCCGCTACGGCGCCGGTGACGGCGCAACCACCTTCAACCTGCCGGCAATGCAGGAAGGCACGGTGGTCACGCACACGCTGAACCCGGAAGCGGTCGGCAGCTTCACCCAGGGTGAGGTGATCCGCCATGCCCACGGCGCAAGCGCGGCGACAGCGGGCAACCACAGCCACGCCATTTCCGTAGGCGCAGGCGGCGCGCATTCCCATGGCGCCAGCGCCAGCGCGGTAGGCGACCACGCGCACGGTGCATGGACCGACTCACAGGGCCACCACGCGCATACCGGCGGCACCTCGTGGATCGGCGATCACCAGCATCTCACCGCGTTCGCCGAATCAGGCACCACCTACCCGTGGGGCGCCGACTACAACAACCACGCCGGTTCACGCGGCAACCTGGACTACGACAACCCCTGGCCGTACACCAGCCCGGCCGGTGGCCACGCCCACAGCTTCACCACCGACGGCGCAGGCGGCCACGGCCACAACATCGGCATGAACGGCGCCGGCGGCCACTCGCACACCATTTCCATCGCCCAGGTGGGTGACCACGGCCACGCCGCGTCGGCCGCCGACGCCGGTGCGCACACCCACACCGTCGTGGTGGAGAACGCCGGTGGCGACCGCAACCTGCCGGCTGGCCTGCGGATGATCTATTGCATCGCGTACTGAGGACATGAACTTGCCTACCGAACCGCGCTTCGCGCACTCCTACGATCCCGATACCCGCGCCTACATGGGCAAGGTCCGCCTGCAGCCTTCGCCGGACGGCGCCTGGAACCTGCCCGACTTCACCGTGGACGTCGCGCCTCGCCAACCTGCCGGCGAATACCAGGCACTGCGCCTGGCCGAGGATGGCTCACGCTGGGAACTGGTGGCCGATTTCCGCAACTGCATGCTGTGGGACACACGCACCGCGATGGCGGTACCCAACCGCCTCGCGCTGGGCGAGCCGTTGCCCAAGGACGTGACCCTGTCCGAACCATTCAAGCTGGATGGCACCACCGCGCAATACAACGCGTGGAATGCCAGCCGCCGCGAATGGACGCTGCTGCCGGACTACAGCTCGCGACCGCTGTGGAACAAGCACGATGCCAGCTTCGCGACTCCCGTTTCCCGTGGGGTCGCACTGCCGCCATCGGTCACCGATCTGGCACCGCCTGCAGATCGCAGCTACCCGGTCACCTTCGATGAAGCCCGTGCTGCCTGGGTGATGGTCACTGCCCCCGAACCCGACCCGGCCGCGCAACCGCAACCGCAACCGTGATTTCGGGCCACCGCTGCAATTAATCCAGCCGCGGCCAGATACGAACATGTACCCATGCGGCGCAGATCGCGACCGCAGCACCCACCCAACCAAGGAAAAACAACGCATGGCCGAATTTCTGCATGGCGTGCAGGTCGTCAACATCGATGGTGGTTCCCGCTCGATCGCTGTTGCCTCGACCAGCGTCATCGGCATCGTGGGCACCGCGCCCCGCGCCGACAAGATCGCCTTCCCCTACAACACTCCGGTCCTGGTGACCTCGCGTTCGCAGGCAGCCAAGCTGCTCGCCAACGCCGCAACCGAAGTCGATGAGGGCACCCTCCCGGGCCAGCTCGACGCCATCTTCGACCAGTCCAACGCGGTTGTGGTCGTCATCCGCGTCGAGAAGGGCGCCACCGAGAACGACACCCTGGCCAACGTGCTGGGCGGCGTGAACGCGCAGACCGGTGCCTACACCGGCGTGCATGCACTGCTGGCGGCAAAGTCGGTGGTGGGCATCAAGCCCCGCATCCTGGCGGTACCGGGCTTCACCCACACCCACGAAAAGCGCGATACCGAACTGCTGGCCAACCCGGTCGTGGCCGAACTGCTCGGCATTGCCGACAAGCTGCGCGCGGTGATCATCAAGGATGGCCCGAACAGCAACGACGACGCCGCCAAGAGCACCACCGCTCTGACCGGTTCCAAGCGCGTCTACGTGGTCGACCCGGCGCTGCTGGTGCAGTCCGGTGATGCCATCGTCACCCGCTACGCCTCCGGTGCCGTGGCCGGTGCCATTGCCCGCAGCGACAACGAACGCGGCTGGTGGGCATCGCCGTCCAACCTGGAGCTCAACGGCGTGGTCGGTACCGCACGTGCGATCGACTTCGGCCTGTCCGACGCGACCAGCCGCGCCAACCTGCTGAACCAGTCGAACGTGGCGACCATCATCCGCGAAGGTGGCTTCCGCCTGTGGGGCAACCGTACCGCCAGCAGCGACCAGAAGTGGCAGTTCCTGTGTGTGGTGCGCACTGCCGACATCATTGCCGACAGCCTCGAGGCCGCCCACCTGTGGGCCGTCGACCGCGGCATCAGCAAGACCTACGTCGACGACGTGCGTGAGGGTGTCAATGCCTTCCTGCGCGGCCTGAAGACCCAGGGCGCGATCCTCGGCGGCAACTGCTGGATCGACCCCGACCTGAACGCAGCGGACAGCGTGGCCCAGGGCCGCTTCTACTGGGACTTCGACTTCACCCCGACCTACCCGGGTGAGCAGCTGACCTTCCGCATGCACATGAACAACAACTACGTCTCGGAGATCTTCTAAGCATGGCGCGCAAGATCCGCAAAAACTTCAACTTCTACGTCGACGGCAAGGGCTATGCCGGCAGCGTGATGTCCTTCACCGCCCCCAAGCTGTCGCTGAAGACCGAGGACTTCCAGGCCGGCGGCATGCTGGCCCCGACCGAGATCGTGCTCGGCCATGACAAGCTGACCGCCGATGTCGAGTTCGCCTCCGACGACGCGGAGATCATGAGCAAGTTCCACGTCATCGAAAGCAAGGAATACGGCTTCACCGCCCGCGAAGCGCTGGAAGGCGATGACGGCGAAGTGACCCAGGTCGTGCACAACATGCGCGGCAAGGTGAAGGTGCTGGACCGTGGCGAAACCAAGGTCGGCGAGAAGGGCACGATCAAGGTCAACCTGGCGCTGAGCTACTACAAGCTGACCCATGGTGCCCAGGTCGTGCAGGAGATCGACGTGGTCAACATGATCGCCCGCCAGGGTGGCGTGGACGTGCTGGCCGGCATCCGCGGCGCACTGGGCATCTGAACCCTCGCCGCACTGAAGAACCCGGGGGCGCCTCGCGCCCCCGCATCCATCGCACCGCATCGCATTCCAGGAGCGCATCCATGTCCAGCAAGACCAAGGCCCCCACCGACACCGTCATCGAGCGCGATGGCTTCGCCGAGATCACCCTCACCCGCCCGCGCCAGGTCAATGGCATGGAAACCGCCGTGCTGCGCATGCGTGAACCGACCGTGGAAGACATGGAGCGCTACCAGGATGACAAGGGCAGCGACGCACAGCGCGAGGTGCGGATGATCGCCAACCTGTGCGAGGTCTCGCCGGAAGACGTGCGCAAGATGCCGCTGCGCGACTACGCACGACTGCAGGCAGGCGTCGCGCTTTTTACCACCTGACCCTGCCTCAGATCAGGCAGGGAGTGCTCGCCCTGGCCGGTCATACCGGCTGGGGCCTGCGCGAGATCATGACACTGCGGGTGTCTAAGTTCATCTGGTGGATTCAGGGATTGCCGGTACATGGCCAGTAACGTTCAAACGACAACGATCACGATCGGCGGCGAGGTGTCCAAGTCACTGAAGGACGCCTTCTCCTTTGCCAACGACGGTATCAAGCGCCTCGGCACCGAGGTGACCCTGCTGGATCGCAGGCTCGCGCGCATGAGTACGACCAGCAAGGAGTACGCCCGCATGCGTACCCAGGTCGATGCGCTGCGTGCCTCGCAGGTGGCGCTCGAGAGCATCGAAGCAAAGCGCGACGCCAACCTGGAGAAGCGCGGGAAGCTCGGCTCGGCATTTGGCGAGGCACGCGGCACGCTTGGCACCGCCGTCACCGCGCTGGCCAAGCCGGTCGAGAACGCCTCCGGCTTCGCCCGCCAGAACCAGCAGATCGGCGTGGCAGCCAACCTCAGCCGCGCCCAGGTCAGCGCACTGGGGCAGGCCATCCTGGAACAGTCGCGTGCAACCAACCAGGGCGCCGACGCGCTGCAGCGCTCGATCAGGCTGATGATCGACGCCGGCATGGATGCGCAGTCGGCCCAGGCCAGCCTCGGTGCTGTCGGGCGGACCACCACCGTCACCGGTGCCAGCATCGATGATGTGGCCCAGGCTGCGGCCGCCCTGCAGCAGTCGTTCGATATCGATCCCTCGCGCATGCAGAGCGCGCTGGATGTGCTGGTGGTCAACAGCCGGCAGGGAGGCCTGGGCCTGAAGGACATGGCCGCAGTGCTGCCTACCCTGGGTTCGTCGTTCGAAGCGATGAAGCTGCAGGGCACCTCGGCGGCCGCCACCCTCGGCGCGGCCCTGCAGGCCACGCTGGACTCGGCCGGCGGCGCCGACAAGGCCGCCAGCAACATGAAGAGCTTCATGTCCGAGGTGCTCTCGCCGGACATTCAGGAGAAGGCCAAGAAGAGCCTGAACCTGGATCTGCGCAAGATCATCGGCGATGCACAGACCAGCGGCGGCAATCCCTTCGACGCTGCGATGCAGGGAATCATCCAGGCGACCGCGGGCGACCAGAAGAAGATCGGCACCCTGTTCAGCGATGCACAGGCGAAGAACTTCGTCCAGCCGATGATCGAGAACTGGGATACCTACATCCGTGTCCGCGACAAGGCCTTGAATGGATCGGCGGGTACCACCGATGCGGCCTATGCCGATGCGATGCAGACCGATCCGCAGAAGATCGAAGGTGCCAAGATCGCCGTGGACAACCTGTCCAAGGCCTTCGGTGCGGCACTGCTGCCCGCGGTGGGCGAGGCCGCGGTCAAGCTGACCGAGCTGTTGAACGGGGTTACCTCGTTCGTGCAGGAAAACCCGAAGCTGATCGCCAACACCACGCAGATCGTGGTCGGCATGCTGGGCATGCGCACGGCGGTGCTCGGCGCTCGCTACGCCTGGACCTTCCTGCAGGGCCCGATCCTGGGGGTGCAGAAGGCCTTCCAGCTATTCCGTGGTGGCAGCCTGCTGGCACAGATGGGGCGCTTCGGGCCGATGGCCATGCGCCTGGCATCGGGCTTCCGCATCGTCGCCACTGCCGTGGCCGCCATCGGTGGTGGTCCGATCACGATCGCCATCGCGGCAATCACCGCAGGCGCCATCCTGGTGCGCAAGTACTGGGAGCCGATCAAGGCATTCCTGGGCGGCGTCTGGGAGGGCCTGAGCGGTGCAGGCACCGCAGCGATGGGTGAACTGATGCGTGCGGTTGAACCGCTGCGCCCCGCCTGGGAAGTCATGAGCGGGTTGATCGGCCAGGCCTGGGACTGGCTGTCGAAGATGCTTGCACCTGCACAGTACACCGGCAACGAACTGTCGCGCGTTGCCCAGATCGGCAGCTTCCTCGGTACCGTTCTGATGGAAGGCCTGAGAATGAACATCCAGCTCATCAGCGGCCTGGTGCAGTACGTCGCCTGGATGGGCAACGTGTACACGACCGTCGCCAGCGGGATCGGAATCGGAATGAGCAAGATGTGGACGGCGATCAAGTCCGGTGCCGAATCCCTGTTCGACTGGCTCATCCCGAAGCTGGATTTCCTCATGCCCTACGTCGAGAAGCTGATGGGGTTCGTCGAAGGGGGCATTGGCAAGGTCAGTGCGCTGGTCGGCAAA